CGTCGTAATACTTCTTCTTCATGTCATCTTTGTCCATGGACTTCTTGATAACAAGCTCGTTGTTCTCATCGAAGTACACGAAACCACCGCCATCGGGGTTTGCCTTCCACGAATTCTCGAACTCGGACTCCGTGAGCGGGCAACGCTGGTCGTGATAGATTGCGATGCACATACTTATCTCTCCTTAGATGATGTTGTTGTTCTTGATGTACTGCAAAGCCAACTCGTACCTTGGCTTGTCTTCCATGAACTCGACCATGAGCTCTGGGTCGTAGCGATTTGCCACAATATCAGCGAACCGCATCTGGTTTGTGTAATCGTAGATTGCCTGAACGAACTGAACCACACGCAGAATACCGTCTCTGTTCAGGTTAGGCCTGAAGTAACGCAGCTCTACGGTAGCTCGATTTGAAAGGTTGATTGCCGAATACCTGTTGGACCAATCGTGATATCCCCGTGACTTGACAGCAACAGATGTCCTTGTCTTGCACACATTCATCTGCTCGTTATGCCAGGAAGCCCACTGCTGCGAGTCCCTGCCGGCAAACGACTGACACACCTGCCAATTCTCTGACTGCCATTTCACGAACTTCCAGAGATGCGAAGCCGTGAATGCACTGCGAGACACATGCACATGATAGCCACAGTTTGTGTAAGCCCAAGCTCTTGCTCCATTCTCACGCAGCATGTTCGTTGCATTGAACGGGAACATTTCTTCGAACGACTCGAGCGTCGCAGGCATGGTTACAATCTCCACGCCATCTGACGACAGACTGCCATCCGACTTGAGGTACACGAACTCTGGGTCTTCGCTAACGCTCTCGCCAGCTGCGTCAAGAAAGTCAGCAGCATAATCTGCCGCTCGCTCGACCTCAATCTCCACGCCCATGTACAACTTCATCGGGGTGGGAGTGTGAGACCAAGCGCTTCTTTGCGTTGGCGAGTTCTCTTTATCCTCTCTGATGTCATAGAAAATAGGCGTTGGCTTATACATGTAGTTGCGAATCGGGCCACTGTCATAGTCAGGAGCAGGGCAGCAGTCCCATGCCGACTCCTCAGTCAGCCACTCTGTTCCACACTCGCTGCAACTGTGCACGCATCCATCGCATGCATATGCGTCAGCTTCTTGTCGATACCTGACGACTCCGTAAGGCAGCACAGTAGCGCTCAGATGTTGACGGCGCCTTGCATTCATCGCCATCGACATGATATCAAAATCACCGAACGACAGAAGCCCGCATGATTCACACTCCGCCATGTGCATATCTTCGCAATTTGCACAAGCGCCATCATAACTTCCCTGTTGGTCTTGTGTCATTGCTCTGTTGCACACCAAGCAGAACATGATACCAAGCGGAACATTGGTTCCTACAGGCATTGCCCCATCCTTTCTCTGCTTCGTCGTGTTGTTTGTCTCCCGGCCCTATGGCGAGAGCAATAGATATTGCACGGCCGAGGAACGAGGCCGTAAGTCATCACCGAATCCGGCAATGTTCTTCCATTCTCTCCTTACAACTCTGCTTTTCTTCATGTCATGTGACATGGACACACAGCGGTCCCTGATGGAAGCGGACCTTGCTGCGTGATTACTTCTTGTCGAGCAGCCTCATGCTGATTTCCCAGTACTTATCGGAAAGTTCCAGCATGTCTTGTGCTTTCGACCACATCTCGTGACTCATCTCACGCCAGTAGTCTGACTCTTCCCGAGTGTTCATCAATTCGTCTCCGCAATCATGAGCTGAAGTGCATCAGCTGCCAGTTCAAGACCACGCGCAAGTGCGCGAGCCTCGGTGATGCTTATCTCGGTGAGCCTCCCTTCAAGCCCGACGACAACGCATCGCTTGATGATGTCCAAGCCGATGCCCATGTACTCGTTCATCTCTGCCTCCTCTGGGCTGATGGCTTCCGACATTTCCCAGAATCGGTCGGCATTATTCTCCATGCTCATGCATTCCTCCCCTTCTCGGTCACAGTGTACTGCACTGGCTGGTCCCAGGGTGACACATCATCCTCAAGCTCGATGTATGCATCAAGCACCTGAATGGTGTACTCCATGCTCGCAATTTCACGCTCGGCATTCTCCAGAGCAATCTCGATTGCGTCCCTGCGATAGGTCATGTAGATGACGGTGATTGCCCAGACAATCCAACCCCAGGCAAACAGCACCACAATCATCTGTGCATTGGTCATGTAAAAAACCTCACTCATTCTCAGCCTCCATCAGGATGTCGTTGACGGCGTACTCCAATTCATTCAGCGTGACGCCACGCACAAATGCTTGCAGCGTCATGTAGTTCTTCGCTTCGTTGTCCGTGAACAGGTATATCTTTCGCAACTCACGCACATATTCGCGCAATATCTTTTCAGGAACTGACATAACTTCGCCTTCCTTCATGTCATGTAACAGGAGAAGAGGCTGGCTCGACCCCCGCAATAACGGATACAGGCCCGGAAGCCGGGGGCTTGCGCCCCCGACTCCCGGTGGCCCGCATCACAGCTCGGCAGGCACCTCCTGCTCGGCGTCCTCACGCTCGGCCGGCTCGACCGACACGACCCGCGTGAACACCAGGTCGTCGTACCGCCGGTTCCAGTACCCCTCGAGGTGCACGACATCGCCCTCGCGGATGACGAACTCCTCGCCGTCCGGGTTCGTGAACCGCACGGTCGTGAAGCGCGACTTCGCGCTCACCGAGCCGTCCGCGTTGGTGTACTCCACCGTGCGCTGGTCCTCCATGCGCGTGGGCGTGACACCCTTGGCGGCCCACAGGTAGCCGAACTCCAGGGCGTTCATGACCTCGACGCCCGTGCGGACGCCGATGCGCGGGTTGACACCAGCGCCGGACGAGCGGGGCTTGAGCCAGCCGCCCTCCAGCGTTCCGGAGATGTACAGCATCGTTCCGTGCCTTTCTGCCGCTTCCCACGGCATAGTCTTGTGCCCCGGCCGGACGGCTAGGACACCGACCCTGGAACGGGCGACGAAGGAGCCCGTATGCAAGGTCAGTGCGCGCCGCGGACTCGAACCGCGGAGTATGCCATTCGCGCTTTGCGGCGTGATTTCTACCATCACGGCTTGTCAGTGAGCGGCATTCCACGACCGGCCCATGTGGTCGTGAAACGCGTTCTCCTCGGCCTCCTGAAGCGCACGCTTGTACAGCCCGATGAGGTCCGAAGCTCCGCGCGAGCAGAGCGTGCCGTTCGCCCACTGCCGCTGGAGGTGACGCCCGTAGGTACCAGGCCCGAACACGGCGTCGTCCGCCGTAAGCCACGCCCAGTCGCTCTGCGCGACCTTGGCGTCGAGGGCTGCGATGTACGCGTGCTGCTTGACCGTTGCGCTCATGGTCCGTTCTCCTCTCTCCGCGGGGTTCGGGGTGAACCCCTAGCTCACCGCTCCGGGCACGGCCGACGAAGGAGGCCGTATCCCCCACCGCAGTCTGGGAAGCGTTTCCCCCGCGGCGTGGGGGTTCGCCTCCCGTCGTACGCGCACGGGCTGGCGCGGGGGGTGGGGTGCGCGGGTTGGGGGTGGAGCCTGGACGAGACCCCCTGGTCCCCCCGGATGGGGGTTGGTTTGTTATCATGACGATGGGGCAGGTAATTTTTAGGATTTCGGGAACCGGACATTTCACAGTTTGTCTTCTTTTTAGGCCACAATCTTTCTTATATGTGAGGGTTCAGCGATAGGACATATAATGTTTGGAGCATTACGACGACTTCTGATGTCTGGGGACATCGCCGGGGTGCTCCAGAGCTCCCGTCGTGCCTTTCAGGACCTTGTTATGGGGTCCCCGGTGCCGAACGAGGCTTCTCGGGCGCGGGCGCTTGAAGGTCTGAATGAAAGAGGCGGATTTTCTGACCGGCCTGTTTTCAGCCCGAATCCCCCTCGCGGCGTGACGATGGACCAGGGAACGCGCCCTGCTTACACGCTGCCTTGGGAGTCGCCTCGGTACTACTACGAGACTGCTCGCGGCTATCCTGGGGTTTACGACACGGCTGGCCCGGTGCGTCGCTCTTACTACGCTGGCCCGACTTCTTCGGAGATTGTTGCTCCGTACGAAGGAATGAGAGTTCTTCCGGAGGGCGGTCGCTATAACGCGGATTGGGGCGAGTACTGGGGCGAAACTCCTCCAGGTCCGTGGATGGGTCGAGGCTCCGGAACCGAGTGGAGCGAAATGCCATTGAACGGCATGGATGGCAGAGATGGAACTTATTTCGAAGCATGGCCTGGGCCGCGTCCGGCATTTGGTTCCCCTGAAACCTGGACAGACCGTCCTCTCTACCCTTGGCAGCGATTTGCTGAGACTGGAAGGCCTACGCCGGTTCGTCCTGGTACGCCTAGTATCGGCAATCCTATCCCGTTCGAGGATATTATGAGGGCTCAGGGCAGTCTTCTTGGCAGTCCTTACTACGGTCCATACATCGCTTACTGATAGGAAATATTATGCCAATGGTTAACGGTAAGAAGTACCCGTACACGAAGGCGGGCAAGGCTGCTGCAAAGAAGGCCGCAAAGAAGAAGACGGCCAAGAAGTCCACGAAGAAGCGGACGGGGATGCGTCTTGGCGGCTAAACCTATTTGGGAGAAGAAGAATCCCAAGAAGAAGTCTAAGAAGCTGACTTCGTCTCAGAAATCTGCGGCAAAGTCGCGGGCTAAAAAGGCCGGAAGGAAGTATCCGAACATGGTTGACAATGCATGGGCAGCGCGTCGTGGCCGCTAAGAAGAAGGATTCTCGCCTGAAGAACGCCGGGGTTTCTGGCTACAACAAGCCGAAGCGTACGCCGAGCCACCCAAAGAAGTCTCATGTTGTCGTTGCTAAGCAGGGCAGCAAGGTGAAGACTATCCGTTTTGGCGAGCAGGGTGCTAAGACGGCGGGAAAGCCAAAGAAGGGCGAGTCTGCTGCAATGAAGAAGAAGCGCGCCTCGTTCAAGGCTCGGCATGGAAAGAACATTGCGAAGGGCAAGATGTCAGCCGCTTATTGGGCAGATAAGGTCAAGTGGTAGGTAAATTGGACTGGATGCTTGACATCTATTTGGACCGATTACTAGAATCTAACTGGTGTGGCGCTCTTGAAAGCGCCACAACTAGTTAACTAGGGTAACTAGGAAAATGGCGAATACTCCAAAGCATAATATTCGCAACGAATACGCTTCTTGGCTTGCTACGCCTCAAAGGCTGAGAGTCTCTCTTAATCTTCCAAAGACAAAGACTGCCTTTGCTGAGATGAAGGGCGTTTCGGTCAAGACGTTGCGACGTTGGGAGAAGTCTCCTGAATTTGCCGAAATCGTAGAACAGCGCAAGAATGAGTCGCTGAATAATGTTACGAACTCGGCCGTTGCGGCTATAGGTCCTCCTCGTCCCGCTACTCATGGCAATACAAAGCTGAAGAAGCTTGAGCCTGCAACTATCGAAGACGACCCAGTCTGGGACGAAGACCTTTCTCCCGAAGAACTGAAGTATCGCCAAGTCAAGGATACTTTGGTCCAGATGGCCATGGATGGTTCCCAGCAGGCTATCGACCTTTATCTCAAGCATTATGGCAAGCCTTTTATTGCTGCTGAGCAGAAGGACGATTCGCTGTTCGAAGGCATGACGGATGAGCAGTTGGTCAAGGAAATTGTCCGCGTTGTTGGCGTTGAACGCCTTACTCAGACCATTGCGGAGATAGCCGCAGCATGAAGCGCCGTGAGAAGCTCGAGCGGCTTTTTATCGAGGCCAAGTGGCGGCAGTACCAGAGCGACCCTGCCAGCTTCTTCTCTGAGGCCCTTCAGGTGCCCGCTGGCGAGATTTTAGGAGGCGCTAAGGGTCGGACTACCTTCGAGCTCTTTGACTACCAGAGAGAGGCTCTCAGAGCGTTTAGGGACAATCGCTATCTTATTGTGCTTAAGGCGCGTCAGCTGGGCCTTACAACGCTGGCAATGGCTTATGCGCTTTGGATGCTCGTTTTCCGGCCCGGAAGTAATATCATTCTGGTATCACGGAGCCAGACTGCGGCCGATAAGGCGCTAGAACTTATCGATTTCATGTGGTCGTTCTTGCCGCAATGGGTGCTTGACCGCGGTCCGAAGCTTGAAAATGACGCCGCAAAGCACCATTCCTACCGTTTTGACGACGGAATGGTCTCACGAATCACGTCTTACGCCGCTACAAGAACCGTGGCGGCCGGTCAAACGGCAACTCTGGTGCTTTGGGATGAGGCCGCTCTGGCCGAATATCAGGAAGATGCGCTAAGAACGCTGCTTCCGACCACTGACGCGGGTGGTTCTATCATTGTTTTCAGCACCGCCCGAGGCGGTCACAACACTTTTGCCAGAGTTTACCGGGCAGCAGAGCGGGGCGAAAACGAATTTAAGACACTTTTCTACCCTTGGCACGTCTCAAGATTTATGAATCCAAAGGTAGAGCAGGGCGAAATCGATTATTCGCTTTACGACGGCAAGAAAAGGGCCATGTCAAATGAGCCATGGCTGTTTTACGCCGAGTATCCAAGCGACGCGGACGAAGCATTCAGGCAATCGGGACGCTCAAGGTTCGCAAATCTTCCTCCGACAGAAGAATTTGACGATTTCCCACTGCGCGGACGGCTTGTTTCTTCAGAATTTGCGGGGTATCAGTTCGTTGAGGACCCTGATGGTCCGCTTTTTATGCGAGAATCTGCGCTTAATGGCACTCCTTCGGGCTTAAAATGCGTGATTTCGGTTGACCCAAGCTCTGGAAACGGCGGGGATTACACTGCCATCACCGTTGGTTGGGCAAATCATGACGGCGTACCTGAACGAGTTGCTTATTGGTACTCGAACATGACCGAACCGACCGAATATGCCTACGATGTTATGCGTTTAGGGCATTTCTTTGCCGGGGATAACAACAGACCGGCTCTTGTTGCCGTAGAAAAGCAGGGTGGATTCGGGGATACGGTCATTCATGTGCTTCGGGGGGAGAATTATCCGAACCTGTACATCTATCGGTACACCGGGCACCGCAAATACAAGCAGGAACAGGCTTACGGGTTCCCAATGAGCCCGACACGACGCCAGTTGGTGGTCGACACGCTGGCAAAGTGGCTCGATTTCGAAAACGGCAATGTCATGATTGGCATCGACAAGGCTTTGAGGCGAGAACTGGGCGCATTTGTTGTTCGCCACGACGGAAGGGTGGCTGCGGACGTAGGCATGAACGACGACCTGGTCATGTCAACCGCCATCTGGGCTTATGTGGTGGAGGAAAACGGTCCATCGGCCACAAATACCGTTACTAGCGAGCCGTTCGAGACCGCTCAGGTGTTCAATGTCGACCACATCTGGGATGAGGCAGCGCAAATCTGGGCATTGCAGGACAAACTTGATAGGCAATGGTCGAGAAGGGCCGGAAGGGTTATGACATGGCGGTGAAGGTAAAGCCTTACGAGCTGAATCAGATGCAGGACCTTGTTCGTCACTCGGTCGCGGTCATGGACCAGACGCATCAGCGTTGGCGCACCCTTGAGGCGCTGTATCGCACTGGCTCGCTGGAGCAAGCTGACCAGGTTACTGCGGGAAAGCTTGTGGAATTTTTCCCCGACATGTCCCAGCACACTGTCAACATGATTCTTCCGCACATTAACATCATTCTTGCATCCGTTGTCGCCAAGGACCCGAACTTTATTTCTGTCCCAATCCAGGGCGGGGATGCTGCCGAAAAGTCGGCCGTTGTTGCAGATGCCGTAGTTAATTATTTCTGGAACAGGCTTCGGACTACGCGAGAACTGCGTGATGCAACCGCAGACGCTGTTCGGCTTGGGTCGGGATTTATTAAGGTTGGCTGGTCGCACCTTGAGGTTGAGGAAGAGATTCCCCAGGAAGAGCTTCGTCGCATTGCTCTTGACGAGCTTGAGAAGGAACGGCTAAGCGCACGTCTTGAGGGCCGTGCGCCCGAAACCGACATTGAAGTTATTGAGCGCGGCGTTCCGAATGCTCGGATGCGTGTTATTAAGTCTGAGCCTTTTGCTGAGTATGTTTCTCCTTACGACATCTTTGTGCCGTCAAACACTCGTCGCATTGAGGATGTTGACTGGATTGCGCACCGAATTACGCTGCACGTCGATGCGGTTCTTGCTAACCCTGAGTTTGATGTCACCGAAGAGACTCTCGTCCGAGACGGCAACACGGTTAATCCGCAGGACGAATACCAGGCTGAGTGGCGTCGTCAGGTCGATGATGTTCACGGAATGCATTTTTCCGACCTGGCTCTTGACACCGCTACGTTCTGGGAATTCTACGACATGCGGACGCGCAAGCTGACCGTATTCCAGCTCGAGTCCCCGGACCCGATGTGGGAGGGTGATATCCCTTGGTCTCACCGTTATCCGCCTTTTGTGCATGTTCGCAACTACACCTCGACCGGGAATGACTTCTGGGGATTTGGCGACGTTGAGAATATTGCCAACATCCAGCACATGTTCAATGAGTTCCTTACTGAGCAGATTGAGAACGCGCGACGCTCTGGGCAGAAGTATCTTGTGCGTAAGGACGCAGTAACCCCAGAGCTTGTTGCTGCGCTTGAGTCTTCTGAAGCCGATGTTGTTGCGCCCGTAGAGATTACGAACGGCGAGCCGCTTGACAACATCCTTGTGCCGGTTTTCCGTTCTGCTCTTTCTAACGACCTGTATACGGCAAAGCAGGAACTTCAGCTCTACATGCAGGATGTTCTTGGTATCAACGATTTCCAGGCCGGTGGGGTTGGCGCAGACCGCATGAGTGCTACCGCGGCCGCTGTGGTCGAGGGCGTTGCAACGCTTCGCGCTCAGGACAAGATTATGAGCGTTGAAGAAGCAGCGGCGGGTATCGGCCAGCAGATTCTTCTGCTTTGCCAGGAATATCTTGACGAGCCAACTGCTATTCGGATTGCTGGGGTTGAGGGCGCGGAGTGGCCCGAGGTTTCTAAGTCCGACCTTTACGGCGAGTTTCTTATCTCCGTCGAAGGCGGTTCTCTTAAGGCTGTCAACCCTGCTGCCCGAGAACAGAAAGGGCTCCGACTCCTTTCGGAGGTTACTCCGCTTCTTGTCAATCTTGGTTACGACCCGGAGCCTGCGCTTCGCACGGCTCTGCGAGACCTTGGCTTCGACCCTGACCTTATGCTCCAGAAGGCTCCACAGCAGCCGATGATGGGTATGCCTGGGGCTGAGGCTGGAACTCCGTCTGCTGGACAGCAGATGGCGAACATGGGTGGGCCTGGACTTCAGGCCGACTTTCAGGAAAGCGGAGACATCGCGCTTTAGTTAGGAGCAATCATGGAAGAAGAGCTGGACATGGAGGCCATGAACATGATGGCCGGCCCCGCCATGGGCGGGATTGACGAGATGGGCACGACTACCGTTGAAGTGCCGAATTATGCGCTTGCTGCCGTTACCGAGCTGATTTCTATGCTTGAGGAGCAGATGGGCGGCGGTGCTGCGCCGGAGATGCCCGCTGGTGGGATGGAGGACATGGCTCTGTAAATGTCCCCTTTTGGCCACATATAACAATATTTGTGCACGGAGAACACGACCTTTGCAGGAACCCAGAAAGGGCACTCCGAAAAGGTCATTCAACGGGAGCACTAAAAAGTGGATATTCGCGAGGCTTTTGAAGCATCATTGACCGAGCTGGGAATTGACAACCTTGACGACACTCCTGAAGACCTCCTCGAAGGAATCGTCAACGAAGCGGAAGAGGAAGAGCCCAAGGATGGGGGCGAATCCGACGACGTGGTTGAAGAGCCCGAGCCGCTTTCTGATGACGAAGAGCAGACCGAAGCTACTGACTCGGAACTAATTGACATCAAGGAAGGCGCAAGCATTCGCCTGCCGGATGGGACAGTTGTCCCAGCGGACAAGGCAGTGCTTATGCAGTCCGACTATACGCGAAAGACTCAGGAACTTGCTCAGCAGCGCAAGGAACTCGACAGTAAGGTTGAAGAGTTTCGTGGGTACGAGCAGCAGGTCCGACAGTCCTACGAACAGATGCGTTCATGGTACGAAGAGCGTGCTTCGAACCCATCGGCTTGGATTGCGGAAATTGCTTCTCAGTCTCAGGATGCAACCGGAATTGTCGCCAAGGCGCTGTATGACCTTGCTGAGAGCGGTGTTCTCGACCCGAAGTTTGTAGAGACGTTTGGGCTCAAGTCTGGCGTCGTCTCTGAGGAGGCTCACCGTTCAAGGATTGAGAATGAACTCAATCAGCTGAAGAATTCTATGCAGCAGAAGGAAATGACCGAAAAGCAGCGCGAGGCCGAACGTGAGCGTCAGACCCTCGTACAGAAGCGTGCTGAGGTCTATGAGCGAGAGTGGGAGCAGATTAAGGCCAAGAACAATCTGTTCTTTAAGGACCGAGTCGAAGAAATTGACGCGAAGCGTCAGCTTCTCCAGTTTGCCATGGAGAACAAGGTGACGAAGTCGCTAATTGACGCGTATGATTTGATGGCAGTTCGGACGGGTCGTTTTAGTGCAACGCAGTCGCAGCCACCTGCGGCTGACGTTTCTGAAAACAAACGCGCTTCACGAGCGGTAACGCCCAAGACCAGCGTTTCGGGAGCAACCAAGCGGAGCAAGAAGCAAGTTTCTGACCGCGAGGCAATTCTTGAAGCAATGGAAGGGCTGTCGCTCTGAGCCAGACCTGGAGAATGACAAATGGCAGCACTCGGAGCTGAAGCTTATACCGAGCTGGTTGCGTCTACGCTGGAGCGAATTGAGTCCCAGCTGGTCGACCAGATTTTCACTCGGCACCCTACGCTTGAGATGTTCAAGCAGTACGTTAAGTCGTACACCGGCCGCAGCATGGTCCTCAACATCGAGGCCGCTGAGGACGACAACACCGTTGTCACCGACGACAGCGGGACGTTCGCGCTCGACCGTTCGCCCGACATCATTGGTGCGGCGGAGTACAACTGGTCGAAGCCGTACGTTTCGAAGGTCCGCATTGACTGGTACACCCTCCAGAAGAACACGGGCAAGGAGGCTATCGTTAACCTCCTTGAGGCCCACCTGGAGAACGTGAAGAAGTCGCACGCGAAGCGCATCGTTCAGGGCCTGCACAAGGCCGCTGGCAGCGTTGGCGCGGGTGAGTTTAACTCGCTGGACCAGGTCGTCGGCACTCACGCTGACACGGCGACGCTCGGCGGTATTACCGCCGACGACGCCGACCACTACTGGAACGCTACGCGCCTGACCATTCCGGTCTCCACGGAGGCTGGCGGTCAGACCATCCGCAAGGCTTTCCGCACCATGCGCAACGAGCTGATGGTTAACACCAGCAACGACGCGCAGGTCACGCACATTATCGCGGGCCGCAAGGTCTTCGAGGAGTACGAGGACAGCTTTGACGACAAGGTTCGTTACATGCTGGTCCAGGGTGACTCCGGTCAGGGTCAGTTCCGCGTCATCATGGACGGGGACATTGAGGTCCGCCTCGACCCCGACTGCCCCGAGGACCGCGCGTACTTCCTGGATGTCAACTCCTGGCGCTTTGGCCACCTGAATGGCAACTTCATGAAGGTGCAGCCGGCGCAGACCATCCAGGGCACGCTGGACTTCATCACCCCGATTGCCTCGGTGCTTTCGGTTGGTGTCAACCAGCGCCGCAACCAGGGCCTGCTCATCCGTACGGGTGGCGTTTACGACGAGTCCTGATAACGGTTAGCCGTTAGGCTTGGGGGGCCGGGGTTCGCCCCGGCCCCCTAGCCGTAGGAGAACTTGTGAACGCAAACATTAGCGCCGACGGGGTCGACTATCAGATTGTTCTGACAAACCCGGACGACCACATCCAGAGGCATTTGCTGGGTGGCGAGCCGTACGAGCATAAGATGCTGCGGGATATGGCAAATCGTTGCCGCGGCGTTGTGGTAGATGCCGGGGCAAACATTGGCAACCATACCCTGTACATGGCAAGCCGCGGGTTTCCAGTGTTTGCGTTTGAGCCAGACCCGGTGTTGGCAGATGCGATTGTAGAGTCGGCAGAACTAAACGGTCTGAATCATGTGCATGTTGCGCCTATTGGGTTAGGGTCTGAAGCGACGACAGGGCGGTTGGTTGACGGGCCGGACGGAAACGTGGGTGGCCAGTCGTTAAAGGTGGACCGTCCGGGTGTTGACGTTCTACCGTTGGACGAGTTCGATATTCCCGCGTCGGTCATTAAAATTGACGTAGAAGGCATGGAATTCAAGGTTTTGCACGGGGCGCGTGAGACGATTGCAAAGTACCGGCCTTTGCTGTATGTAGAGAGCCACCGTTGGGGTCCGCTGGCTAAGTGGGCGAAGGACAACGGGTATGTGCGTAAGGCGAAGTTTAATGCTACGCCTACATATCTTTTGGTTCCGGGCGAATGATGCTTCCTAAGGATGTAGACGGGCTCATTTCGGACGAGCAGGGCCAAATCATGCAGCAGTATGCTCGTGAAATGGTTAATGATGTGGCTGTAGAAATTGGCAGTTATCGGGGAAAGTCCGCCTGTTACATCGGGTCTGCTATGCCGGATACGGCTCATTTGTATTGCATCGACCCTTGGAACAACTCTAATGTAAATCGGTACGGGTTTAGGTTTACCGACGAAAATTTGTCAATGTTTAAAAAGAATGTGCGGCTTTGCGGGTTGGAGTCTCGCGTAACGCCGATACAGGGGTTTTCTAGCGAGGTGTCTCCGTCGTGGGAAAAGCCTATTTCTTTGCTGTATATTGACGGGGGTCATGAATACGAAGAAGTCTTAGCAGACATAGATGGGTTTTTGCCGCACATGGTTTCTAAGGGAGTAATTCTTTTTGACGACTATTCGAATGCCTTTCCCGGTATTGTGAGTGCGGTGCAGGAACGATTTGACGAAGTGGTATTGCACGATGTTGGCGTTTATCTAAGTAAAAAGAAGAACGGTGAACAGCGTTATCTTGCCGCAGTGAGGATTCCATGATTCCTAAGACTATTCACCGCATTTGGGTCGGTGGCCCAATGCCGCAGATTTACGGAACTGTTTGATAAGGCTGAGGAGTATGCGCCGGCCGATGGTGTGGGGCAGTTTAGGTCGGATGTTGCCCGCTACGAAATTCTTCACCGTTTCGGTGGCGTGTATGTCGACTGTGATGTGGAGCCGCTGAGGCCGTTTGACTCGCTGCTGGGGCCGGAGGGGTTTGCGGGCTGGGAGGTTGACGGCGAGTTTGTGGGAAATACGGTGCTGGGTTCTGCGCCGGGTAACCCGTTCTTTGCGGCGATGATTAATGCGGCGCATGACGGGGCAAAGGCAAACAAGGGCCGTGCGGTGACGTGGATGACGGGTCCGCGGACTTTGACCAAGTTGTATAACGGCTGGGCGGACAAGCAGAATCTGCATGTGTATCCGCAAAAGTATTTCTTTCCGTACTCGTATAACGACCTGAAGAAGGGGGTGGCCCCGGAGTCGAAGAGTTACCCGGAGGCGTATGCGGTGCATCATTGGGCGCACCAGAGGGAGAAGCGAGGCCGCCCTTTAGTCGGTAGCGGTAACGGAAACCTGTCGGTCTCTATTATGGCGCACCGGAAGCGGGAGCATTGGGTTCCGCTGTTGCAGGAGCAGGTGCCGCAGGCGCTGGTCGTGTGGGACCGGAAGAACGACCGTTGGGATACGGGCGCGCGGTCGCTGATGGCGTACGACCGGGATGCCGAGTGGCACATGGTCATTCAGGATGATGCGCTGCTACCGCCAGATTTTTACGCTGGCGTAGAAAAGATGCTACGTCATGTTCCCCCGGCCCATCCGGTTGGCCTGTATTACGGGCGTGTCCGCCCGCGGTCTCAGGACACGCACGGTTTTGCCGTTCGGGCTAGGCGGGAAAATGCGTCTTTTATCCTCCATAATGGGCCGTGGTGGGGTGTAGGAATTGTTATCCCGACAGACCATATTCGCAGTATTGTGAAGTGGGGGGACGAAAACCAGCAGATTCCGAACTATGACCGTAGGATTTCTCGCTGGTACGGGATGCAGGATATTCCCTGCTATTACACGAATCCGTCGCTAATTGAGCATCGGACGGAAGATAACCCGTCTTTGGTGCCGGGCCGGACGGGTCAGAACCGGCGTGCGTGGGAGTTTGTGGGGCCACAATCGGCACTAGAGGTGGACTGGACTGGACCTGTCGTGCGAGGTGACATGTGAATCTGTCGGATTTGGTGGCCCGGACCCGCTCCCTGTCGGGCATTCGGCTGGAGTCGTTGCGGTCGGACGAGCAGATTGAGCAGGTCATCAACGAGTCGTATCAGGAGGTCCTCGGCCTGTACCCGTGGCCGTTCCTCAAGTCCTCCTCCACGGTGTCGCTGGCGGCGGGGGCTGAGGAGTTTACGATTCCGGCGACGTTCCGGTACATCACCGGCGTGGTGCTGGAGATGGGGGACCATACGGAGCGTTTGAAGCAGACGACGCTGGATTTGGTGGACGAGTGGGATGCGGACGAGGTTGGGGAACCTCTCTACTATGCCCGTATTGACGACCGTACGATTCGGGTCTGGCCGGCGCCGGAGGATGCGGCGACGGTAACGGTCCGGGGCCAGTTGGAGTTTGACCCGCTGGGCTCCGGCGATTCGCCACAGTTCGCGGAGCAGTTCCATCCGGTGATGGCCTACCGTGCGGCGGTCCGCCTGTTGCAGGAGGAGGGCGACGATTCGGGACGTTCGGAGGCGTACCAGTTTGATGCGGCGTCGTACTTGCAGCGGATGGAAAAGTTTTATATGGCGTCGGGCGACATTGGTCTGATTCGGATGGGTTCGCAGAGGGAGCGCCGCCGTGCCCGTTGAGACCCAGTATCTTCAGGATTTTACGGGCGGCGAGCAGGACGCTATTTCGTCGTTGGAGTATGACGAGTCGAACTGGGGTGCGCTCCGCGGGTTCGTGTTTGACAATAACGACCGTATCCGCAGCCAGTGGGCCGGGGCCGAGTGGGACGTGCGGCTGCCCGAGGTGTCCTAATGTCGCAGTATATTGGCGTCGACGATGTGGCGAGCATCTGCGAGTTCATTCTAGGACTGTCGAAGCAGGACGGGTGGATTTATACGGACACGCCTGCCACGCTGACGAACCCAGACTGGGAGGCTATTCCCGGCCTGCCGTCCGGCTCCGACAACCTTCGGTTTGCGGGCCGCGTGCCGCTGCTCGTGAACGACACATGGGTGTCGGCCGGCCTGCTGAACAGCACGCTGGTCGACTCTGATGCGGCGGCTG